CGGCGGGTTTTTCTTTATTTGACTAAGCGAACAGCGGCCGGAACCGGTACCTGTTCGACCATGCGCCTAAGTTCTGATTTCGGCGTGTCGGCGAGCTCTGGCGCGCAGAATATGTGCTTTTTGGCGTCATACTCGCGTGACTTCAAGCGCCCCATGTCGACCCAGCCCGCCTCTTTGAGCGCGTGCAAGAGCGCCGCTTGCGGTATCTTCACCCCTGATGGCGCGCCATGCACAATACGCTCACAAAGCGCGTAGAAGGGCGAAGCAACTACGCCGGTTGAGAACTCACCCAAGCGCGCGCGCATCATGTCGACCAGATAAGACTCGGCAGTCGAGCGCCCCTGCTCGACCATGATCATTTTCGCCTCGGTCAACGGCGGCGCAGCGCCTGGATTAAATCGGCTCACGTCACGCTGATAGAGCCATCCTGCGGCCGTGGCCACGCCACCGGCGGCGTACCAGTCCCATATCGCCTGCGCGTCACGCTCGGCCATCCTCGGCGCGTCTGAGTACGTTACAAACCAGCGCCGATCGTCCGATGGCAACGACAGCGGCACGCGCTCATTAGAGAACGCTAGAACGAAAATGCGGTTCAGCGCCTGATATGGGTGCAGGCCCTTGCGGTTCACTTGCAGGAACTCGGGCGGCGCTGCAATGATGGGCTTTAGATGGTTCTCAAGCGCGCGTCGATCTTTCGCTTCCGCTTGGCGCAGCTCTTCGAATACCATCACTTCCGACTCGAGCGCGTAGCCCCACTGCGACATAATTTCTTCGTTACGCACAATCGACACGTTCGCGAGCGACTCGCCACCGATGCCCCATAGCAGCGGTTGCCACATAGTGTCTTTGCCCGACCCTGGGTTACCGATATGCAGCACCGCATGGTTAATCTTTTTGTTCGGGTTCTGCAGCTTGTAGGCCATCACGTTTAGCACATGCTCGCGCTCAGACACGTCCGGGATCATCCGCTCGACATGCTCGAGCCAGACGCGCGGGTTACCAGTAGCCGCCGCCGGTCGGTGATCAATCCAGCGGTTACCGTACACCTGCCCCTCGCGCGCCACCTGAACGCTCTCGCCTGCCGCGTAGGTGATCCCGGCCAACGTCAAGGCGCCCAGCTTCTGGCGGTTCTCATCAAAACAGACTGACGCTTCAATCCGGCGCTTGTAACGGCTCGGGTGAATCGAGAAACAGGTCACATGCCGGTAGAGCGCATTGAAGGTGCTGCGCGCGACTTCCCGGCGGTCGTGCAGGTCGAAGTACGCGTCCTCGGACTCGATATACGCGTAGCGGGTGTACCAGTCGGCCTTTTCGACTCGGTCGCGCTGCTTTTTCTCGACATCGGCAATTATCTCGGCCGCGGTATCGGGAAATGCTTCGGTCGGGGTCAGTTGCGACAGCGTATGGCTCATCGTCTGCGCCAGCAGCTCGTCACGCAGCCCAGGCGCGTGCTTGGGGCCGCCATTGGCCGCGACCCAATCCAAGAACACGTTGGAGTCTAAGTCGATGCAGTGGCTGTGCAGGCAGCAGTAGGAACGCGTAGCAGGGCTATAGCGCCCTTCCGGGTTGCCATCGGTATGCTCGGCACTGTTCGGGCAGATGACGCCCGCCCAGCCTGCAGGATTCGGTAGCGACAGCAGTAGCCCTTGGCCCGAGAGCCACGCCATGACGTCGTCCGCCCCATCATCCGACAAGCGGATCGGACGCACGCCGAGCGATTCGGCAGGCGCAGGTGTCACGCCAAGCGCGTCGCATATCTCGGTCAGACTGTACTCGCGCTCGGGGTGAAACTCGACCAGCTGTGCAGCGAACCGGTCGCGCCCGGGCTTTAGATTGATCGACCCCGGCAGGCGGAAGTTGCGCACCGCATTGCAGGCGCCCGGGTCGGTGTAGCCTGCGTCAGCGATCGCTTTGATGGCTGCAGCGTACTCGGCCTTGGTCGGCTGATCGTCTAGGCTGAACGTGTAGCCCCATTGGAACGATCCGGCGGACGTCTCGATAATCCATGTCGGTGGCAGCTGCGGTGTCTTCGGCGCCTTGATCGGGTCGCCCACGTCGTCCAGCACCATGACGAGGACGTACTCGCAATTCGCGGCACTCGCTGACGGTTTGCCATCGGTAAAGCGGTCGACGATAAACGACGCCGTGTTGCCGTACCATGCCTGATCGGCCTTGATCTTGCGGGCGTCGGGTAGCGCAGCAGGCCAAGTGCATTTGATCGCACCATCGGCGTGGAACTGCAGCTCACCGTCTTTTAGTTGTGGCTTTTGGCGCACAATCAGCGCCGTCTCGCCTTCAGGTGCGAGTTTTGTGTAATAATCAAGAAATTCCAAGTGACCCCTCCATTTGGTTGAGCCGCCCCGCCAGGCGGCTTTTTTATTTTCCGTACCGCTCCATTACTTTGACGCCAGCCTTCAAGGGCAACCCTTGCGCCCATGCAGGCGCCGTGCACATGACCTCGACTAGCCGCTGCTTGGATGCTTCAGGGTTAGCGGCCTCGAGGACGATCTCATCGTGAACGTGTAGGACTGTTTCGGGAAGTTGGCGTAAAGAATGCCGCAGCAAGTCGTGCGCGATTGCCTGCGTTATATTCTCACAGGCCAGCCCCCGCCACAAGCGCGCGCGCGGCCATTCCTTCGCATCCGCTGCAGGCTTCCATGCCGCCTTGACGTACGTGATCTCATCACCCTCGAACTTAGCAAATGGATAGCATAGGATCCGACCCGAGGGCAGCGCGTACCATAGGTGCTGGCCGTCATACATGTAGGTGATGCGCCCGACCGAGAACTCGCGCCCTGGGTTGCGTAGCGCACGCGTGTACGCCTCTTCGAGCTTGCTCCAGTAGCGCACTGCCCACGGATTAGCGCGACGCCATGCGTCAACGATCCGGCGGGAGTCGGACTCGGGCAGCACAATGCCGTAGTTGCGACCCATCGCCGAGAACGCGCCGACCGAGCCACCGAAACCGAGCGACAGGATCGCGACCTTGCCGATCTGGCGCTCTTCGGACTCGTCGCCGATGTCCTCTTCGGGCATACGGTAGATGCCTGCGGCCTCACGCTTGTAGATGTCGCGCCCCTGTCGGAACACGTCCAGCACCGACTCGGCCTGCGGGTCAGCGGACGCCCACGGTGTGACGCGTGCCTCGATGGCTGACCAGTCGGCAACGACGAAGGAGTGTCCGGGCGCAGGAATCAGTGCGGGCCGGAGCATTCCCCGGAGAACATCTGTAATGCGTTTTCCAAATCTTGGGGTGACGCTGTGGCCTCGCACCATAGCGTGGCGTACTGCGTCGGGTTCCTTGGCGCACTTACGAGTGAAGTTGTGAAATTGAGCGCCGTAGGAGCTGGCGCGTCCGGTGGCGGATCCACCAGCGAAAACGAATGCGCCCCGTACGCGATGGTCTTCAACATCCGCGAGAGCTGCAAGGCGACTAAACTTCGCGACCGAAGACGCCCAGATGTCACTCGCACATTGAATGACGTCCGCAACATTGGCCGGAATCTCATCGGGGTTTTCCTCTGCAAAGTTAAGCAAATTAGCGCGTACGGCCTTATCGATACTGTACTTCTTTTCGCCGTCTTTGTAGACCACCATCATCTCTTTCGCCTGCGGCCCAACACGCTCCAACACCCACTCACGCATACGCGGGCTGCGCACGGACTTGATCTCGCCCTCGGTCACTTCGGCGACGATCCGCTCGATGTCGTCCGTCTCCTGCGACGCGTAGCTGACCGCGGCCTGCGCGAGCGGCAGGTCAAGCAGCACGCCCCGATCGTTGATGCGCTCATTGACGTGGTAATCGAGCAGCTCGTCATCCGACAGGTCGCGCATGGCCTTACTGATGGCACGCATGGCACGGACGTCCTGCTCGCAGTATTGGATCATCTCGGCCATCAAGGCCGGGTCGTCGTTAAAGCTGCCATCTGCCCGTGCAATTGATAAAGCTCGGATAAGCTGGCTACCTCGATGATCCTTACGCATGTTGCTGCTGATGGCGCGTCCGACGTCTTCAAGGCTGCCCGGTAGGCAGTTAGCACGCGCTTGAGTAGCGGTGCAGTAGAACTGCTCGAGTTGAAAGTCACACTGTAAAACGTACCAGAATATGAGTCGCTCGAACGCCGCATTGTGAGCGCGTATCTGCCCCGTGTGCTGGCGTACAGCATCGGGAAATGGCATGTCGGGAGTCCAGGTGACAACCTCGTCATCGTCAAACGCGTAGGACATGCAAAGTACATCGGTGGTTCCGTCTTGCGCATAGTTATAGACTCCCCGTGCGGTGAGGTCGCAGCGACTGCGCGTCTCGAAGTCAATCCAGAGAATAGACATAGTCATGAGAGAGGGTGGCTCCAGTCATTCGACCGTTGTCAGGCAGATCCGACCAAGGGTACCTAACATCAAAATGACCAGAGCCATAGAAAGGGTGGGCCTACTCGCTGCGTCCGGCTTTCTCATGCTGGTGGTGCGTTCCAGCTTCCGGCATCCGCTTTGGGCCCGTGTTACTTAACCGCGACGACGACGTGCTGGTGCAGCCTCGGCAGCAGGCGCTGCTTCTTCTGCAGGCGCTTCGTCGCGCTCGCCGTCCATGCCGACCCACGTCACCAGCTCGAACACTGGCGTGTAGATGCGACCGTACGACTTGTGCTGGTAGTGGTCTTTCTTCAGACGCACGACCGGCACCGGCTTGCTTTGGTCTTTCTCAACCTGTTCGGCAATCGCAACCGCTAACGATTGAACCGCACGCTTACCGCCGACAGACGTGACGGTGTAACGCGCTTCCATGTCCTTGTCAGCGCCTTCGACGCATTTTAGTGACATGCCGACTTGTGGCTCCCAACCCCGCTTAGCGTTGGGCGGTGCTGCTTCCATCTCTGGTAGCGGCTCGGTGACCGGCACCATCTTCTCGCCCAAGACTTCACCCTCACCCCATGCAATAAAGCCATGCACGAACGAGAAAGGATTGATCGCCCACAGTGCGTCGTCTTCGACTTCGGTTTGGTCTGCACCAAACACCCAATGGCCGGTCTTATCCATTTTCAGGATGACCGCGCCAGCCGGGCCGACTTCAGTCTCAAGCGCACGCAGCGCGGTGGAGAGGGTAGATACTGCAGGCAGGTTAGCGCCTTTGAAGGTTACGATATTGGACATCACTGTACTCCTTATTGAAGTTTAGAGAGGGCTGCAGTTAACTGCTTCCCGATTTGCAAAACCGCTGGCCTCGGATCAGAGTCCGGTGCCAACGTATCGCCCGAAGAGATAGCAACGACCATCTCAGCGGGAAATTCGATTTTAGCCTTTTTCAGCGTCTTCTCGAGCTGTGCAGGCGACTTTATTTTTACCGGTTCGTACGCGTCCTTGATATTGTTCGCGTCGACCCATGCTTCGATCTTTGCTTCGTCTACCCACTGCCGCGTCGCACGTTTGGCGACCAGTTTGTAACCTGGCACCGGCTGACCATTCTCAAGCATCTGAAACGCTAACGCACGCAGGTCACGCAGATAATCCTCGATCGCGTCCGCCTGCTGTAGCTGCTGGCTGATCTGCTCAGCAGGCAGGTTCACCAGTTGCAGCTTCAACGCGCGCTCAACAGCGCCAGTCATCTGCGGGCAGATCGGCTTGGCGGCACACCAGCGGCAATGATCACCCGTCTGCATCGGTGGCTCTGGCCAGGAAGACAGGTTAACCGCGTAGCGCAGCTCTTGCTCGAACTCACGCACACGCTCGAACGTCGTCACCCAACGACGGATCATCGGGGGTTGCACGATGATGCACTCGATCTCGTCAGCGCCTTCGAACACCCACTTGGCCGCTTCGGTGCGCATGGCAGCGGCTGCGTAGAACAGCAACTGCGGATTCTCAACGGCGTCAACCACTACCCCGTCGCCAAACTTCCAGTCGATAACGAATGCACGGTTATCACGGCGGCCAAGCAGATCAGTGCTGCCGAAAACATCAGGTAGAAAATCACCAAAGCCAACGCGAGTCTCAACCATGTACTCCATTCGCTTGTCCGGATCAATTTCATCGAGGGCCGCGAGAGCGGGAATAATTTTCTCATCGATTAGCTCCTGTGTAAGTACCTGATCTTTGTATGTGGCGCCGATGCACTGCTCGGGCTTCTTGTCGAACTCCAGCAGCTCGGCAATCACATTGTGCAGGAGCGTGCCACGATCGGCGTGTTCGTTAGATGGCTTGGGTGGCATCTTGGCGCACAAGGCGACCGACGCCGGACAGTTGATGACGCGCTTGGCGGTGCTGCCGCCGACGATATTAGAGTGATTCATTGCGTGCCTCCATCATGGCATCTGCCACCTCATAAGCTCTTTTGACAAACTCATCTAAAGGCGCGTGAACGCTGGACGCTAACAAACCTTGCATAGCCTTGGCCGCCAGGTAATCACGTAAATCCATGCCGGTCTGGCCGCTTACTGTTGGAAACGCTTTCATTGAACTGTACCTCCGTTTAGTGTTTGAGCCTCGACTGTAGTCCGTAAAATAATCCTTGTCAAATACTTTTTTAGCCTTTATATTTGCGCCATGTTAGAAAAAGAAATCGAGAAGTACTTTGTCTGGGCGGTCGAGCGTGCTGGCGGCAGGACGTATAAGTTCAAGTCGCCAACGCAGCGCGGTGTGAGTGACCGCGTCGCTTGTCTGCCTGATGGCAGCACATGGTTTGTCGAATTGAAAACCAAAGCCGGACGGTTGTCAGAGCTACAAAAGATATTCCGCAACGACGTACTGTTGCTAAAACAAAACTACGCGTGTTTATGGTCGAGGGAGATGGTTGATGAATGGATTAAACAGAGATGACATTCTGCGCATGGCGCGGGAAGTTGCTGGCGTTACTTACCCGGCTGGGGTGGCCGAGGTAAAGATAGGAATGTCAGAAGAACATCTTGAACGCTTTGCCGCTCTAGTCGCAGCAGCAGAACGCGAGGCGTGCGCGAAGGTGTGTGAATCAGCAGGGCCTAGTGCAGGGCAAATATATTGCGCGTTCGCTATCCGCGCCAGAGGCAACGATGCAGCTTAGACCTTACCAGGAGGAAGCGGCTGACTTCCTGTACGAGCGCGATCGGGCGATGATCTTGGCGCCCGTGGGCGCAGGCAAGACCGCGATCACGCTGACCGCCATGCAGGCGATGGTGCAGGACGGCTACGCCAGTCGCTTCCTAGTGCTGGCACCCAAGCGCGTGTGTACGGACGTCTGGCCGATCGAGGTGCCGAAGTGGTCACCGGGCTTGACTTACCGCGTGGCGGTCGGCAGCCCGAAAGATCGCGCGGCAGCACTGCGCTCGACCAGCGAGATCGTCATCATCAACTACGACAACATTCAGTGGTTGGCCGAACAGAATCTGTCCGATTTCGACGCTGTGGTGTTCGACGAGCTGACCAAACTCAAGAACCCCTCCGGCACACGCTTTAAGGCGCTGCACAAGGTCATCGACCAGTTCAAGATTCGTTGGGGTCTGACCGGGTCGTTTACCAGCAACGGGCTCGAGGACGTGTTCGGGCAGTGCAAGATCGTCGACGAGAAGCTCTTAGGCCGTGCCAAGGGCGCCTTCTTGCAGCAATACTTTGTCTGTATGAACCGCGACTTCGGCGAGTGGATGCCACGCCCAGGCGCACTGCAGCAGGTCATGGAGCGCATCAAGCCCGCAACGTACCTGCTGGAGCCGGGCGTCTATAAGGACAAGCTACCGCCGGGTCACGTCGTCGAGCTGCGGTGTGACCTAGACGACCGCGCACCGTACGAGAAGATGAAGAAGGACTTTGTGGTGCAGTTCCCGACCGCCGAAATACTGGCGGCGAACGCCGCGGCTGTTACATCAAAGTTGCAACAGATGGCGTCCGGCTTTGCGTACGACAGTCAGCGCACCGCGTCTGCCGTGCCGGGTCAGTTTACTTCGAGCAAGACGGCGGTCTGGTTTAGCAGTCACAAGTTTGATCGGTTGGATGAACTACTACAGGAGAACCAGCGTGCGAATACCTTATTGGTCTATCAGTTTCAGGAGGAGCTTGCAGAGATCAAGCGTCGCTATCCGCAGGTTCAGACGCTGGATGATGTTGACGCGGTGGCGCGTTGGAATAATGGGCTGGTCGAGCTTATGGCCATTCACCCGAAAAGCGCGGGACACGGACTCAACCTACAGCACGGAGGGAGCTGCATTGCTTTTATATCCCTACCGTGGAGCCTTGAGCTGTACGAGCAGACCGTCGGACGTCTGCATCGTTCCGGGCAATTGCGAGAGGTATGGGTGTATATCCTTATGGCACAGAGAACGGTCGACGAGAAAATTTGGGCCGCCCTGCACGACAAACGAGCCATCTCAGACATCGCATTGGAGGCATTGAAATGATGGACAAACAACCCGAAGCCCTGCGGCTGGCTGCATGTCTTGAGGAGCCAGACCACTGCACGATTTTACAGATGCGCCAAGCCGCCGCCGAACTACGCCGCTTGCATGAGGCTCACGACTGGCAATACAAAATGGCTGGAGATCGCCTGCGCCGCATCGAGCAGTTGGAGAAAGTAAATGCTGAGTTGCTAGAGGCTATAAAAGCTGCGTTGAGTGATGACCAGCCCTATATCGAAAGATGTAAAGCCGCACTAGTCAAAGCTACAGGAGAAAACAATGGCTAAGTTACCTTACACAATCACTATTTGCCCAGATGAGCCGAACCCTAAACAGTTCACCGCGATGACACCACAGCTAGTCAATGCGCTACGGTTTGGGTACGACATGACCATCAATCAGAATCAATATATCTGGCCTGCTGGCAGTCGAGGCGCAACGCAGATAAACACGCACAAAGAAAAAGATGACAAAGCTACAGGAGAACAACAATGAAATACCTACTCTTACTACTGTTGGCTGCGCCCGTTGCCGCCGAGCCTGGTTACCTGACCTACACCAACGACATTAGTGTCCAGACCGTGCTAACGCAAGACCGCGTTGACGCCTGCCGGGGTCGCTTCTTGATGTTCGACATCGACGGTCGCCAGCGTGCCTACTACGGCTGTTGGTCTTCCGCGCAAGGGTTTGCGCACATCGAGATGGCCGACGGCAGCCAGCGCATCATGCCGCTAACGCAGTTTAGACGTTCAATTTCAATCGCAGTACAACCTACAATGGAGCCAATACGATGACTGACTTTACCAAATACGAAACACAGCGCGAGATTCTGATCGACTATCTGCACGTCATGATTGCCCGCAGCGACTGGCATGGCGTGTCGGACGTCGCCAACGACCTGCGCGAACTGGAGGCCGAACAACGTGAGAAGAATTGACTACTGGAAGGCTAAGCTGCCTGCTGCACGCGCCGAGGAGCGCGCGCGGCAGCGCGAGCTGAACCAAATGGAGCGCGCATTCCAACGCGCCGTGGACGAAGTAGCACGAATTGAAACAAGGATAGAAGATGAAAAAGCTAAGCTGGCGCGCACTAAATGATCAGCTGCCCAAGCTCTCGGAAGACGAGGTGTTCGCCATGTTGACCGCTGAGCTCTTGCATGAGAAGCGCAGCTCGATCCTGCAGCGGCTGCACCAGCGCTACTGCGCGCTGCGTGACGCCCGTGAGCGGGTCGAGATACTGAGCCAGGCGGCCAAACCATGAAATGTATGACCTGTAACGAACGCACCTACGTCGTCAACGTTATCAAGATGGCAGGCGGCCTGCGGCGCCAACGCAAGTGCAAAGCCTGCGGGGCGGGCGCCTACAGCGCCGAGGTGTGGCTGCGCGCAACGGCCAATGGGGCTGAACCTGTTTATACTAAAGAAGAGGCAGCGTTAATAAAAAAGAAAGCGGTTGACGCACGCCGTGCAAATGAAGATAGGAGGAAGAAAAATGCTACGTGATGGATACTTCATCAAGGAAGAGCCGCCGAAGATCGGCGCGCATTACACGCCGCAGTTCTATCAGAAACCCACAACGCCTGAAGAGCGCTTTGTGCAAGACGTGATGTTGGGTATGATGCCCTACAAGGAATCACCGCTCACCAAGTTCTTGGGGAGGCTGCTACGGATATGAAAGACCTTGTGGTGGTGTACTACGCGGCCATCGCGGTGGCCACGTTTACTTTTCTTGCCATTGGCTTGCCCGAGCCCAAGGGGCCTACACCGATGGAGTGCACGTCGAAAGACATGACCGTGTGGCAGACCACACGCGACCGTGTCATCTGCCAGCAGTTACGCGAGCATCGTTACCGCATGTGACTTAGCCTCGTCTACTCGACGTAGCCACCCCTTGCCGAAGGTGGCGAACGTCGGGAGCGCCTTGTAGAACAGTTCTTTTTCTACGCTGAACTTGGCGATCAAATCCGTCGGGTCTGCGTCCTTCAACGCCTGCATTGTCTTCGGGCCGATGACGCCGTCAGGATTTGTTCCGATCGCCTTCTGCATGGTGCGGATCGCCCGTCCCGGCCCCGCGTTGATCGCAAAGTCGAACATCAGGTAGTCCAGCCCCGACGGCAGCTCGTCGCCCTTGACTGCATCCCAGTACTTTCTCCTGTACATCGGCGCCACCGTTTCTGGCGTCAACGCCCGCATCTCGCTTTCGCCAACAGGATGACCGACCCATTCTTCCCATACCTTTTTGGTGACGCCCAGGTTAGTCATGCCGCCTGGGTCTTTTGGATGGTTAACGAACCCGCCTTCGTGCAACAAAACGGCCTGCAAAGCTTCGCGGAAATTGTCGATCATTTCTTTGCTCGCATATCAATAATTTTCTCAAGCGTCCTGCCGCCGAAGTAGAAGGACATCACAAGCATACCCCACTGTCCTAGCAACTCTACGAACGAGTCCGCGATATCCAACGCCGCGGCGTCGAGGATGGCCAGCGCCATGTACGCCACCAGAATGTACACCAGCGTTAGCGGGCGGATGTTCTTCGACAGCCAGCTATCGCTGCCCATGTCGGCCTTTAGGCGCTCGGTCAGATTGTTTTGCTCAGTCTTGTACAAGTCGGTTTCGTTGGCCATCTTGGCCAGCTCGCCGTCCTGCGCCATCTTGGCGAGCTCTAGCTGCGCCTTGGCCTTCTGTTCCGGGTCAGGGATCAGTTTGTCGATCAGCTTGCCGCCGATATTTAATAGAGCATCTAGCATGTCAACCTCCTTGTTGAAACATCCACCACATACCCCAGCAGAAGCCCGCCACGATAACGGCAAGAATAACCGCCGTGACTAACATCTCTATATGGGCCATGATTTCTTGTTTAGCGCGCCGTTGCTTCATCTCGGCGACTTTGGCCTGCAGGCGCTTCTCTGTCTCTGCCTTGCGCAACGCCTCGGCTTTGGCTTCCCGTTCGCCTCTGAGCTTACCCATACGCGCCCAGAACTCGTCCCACATGCCTGCTTCTTGGAAGTGGTAGATGAAAATATGTTTGATGTCGTCGTAGTACTGTTTGATCTGGCGATCAATGATCATCATCTCGATGACGTACTCGGCGTCTGAAATGTATTCCGGCACCGTGTGGCCTTTAGCGACCGCGGCCTCTTGAGCTGCGCGGGCTTCCTCTAGCTGTGTGCGCTGGGTTTCGTATTTGCCTGCGGCAGAGAAGAACTTAGTGACGCCCGACATGGAGTCGGCCAGCGTCTTGCCGGACTCCACCGCGCCGTTGATTTCGTCAAAGGCTTCGCGAGCCAGTGCGGCGGCCTCTTTGACGCCAATAACAACCGCCTTGACGCCCGCAACCGCCAAACCGATTGTCACCGGATCGATCATTTGTCTTGCTTATGCTCCAGCCTGTCAAAAATCTTACCTAGCATCTCGCGGATATCGCGGATGTCGTCCTTGTAGTCCTCGCGGGTAACGTAGGTGTGCGGCATGGCACGCACGTCGGTGTCCAGACGGTCGATCGAGCGGTGGATGTTGTTCAGCACCCACCCACCGAAGAAACCCGCGATCGCTACTGCGATATTGAATAGCACTTGTGAATCCATCTTACGCCCATGTACCAACGCTAGTGTTTGCCCCAGATGCACCGATTGGGTAGATCAGGAAATAGCTACCTACTGCTGTGGTGTACGCGCCGCCTGGCGCCGCTGAACAAGTATATTGCGGGATGAATGTGCCACCGACGTTGACAGAGACTGTACCTGTTATGCGAAGTGTTCGCGCCAAAGTTGCAGACGTAGATGCGAGTGACGAAGCCGTATTAGACGCTGTCTGTATATAGAACCCGCCTAGGTTACCTGCTGTTCCGGCATACGCAAATGTTGACTCAGTATCAGAAAAACCCCAATAGCCTATGTTATTAATGGTCGCTGTTCCACCAAACCCTAACCCTACGGTATGTGATGTTGTGCCAGCAGTTTTGCTTAAGCCATAAAATGCCTCAAACGCATACACCGTACTGGCCGACAGCGTTACACCTACCCCAAGTACGCTCTGTGCTGTGTTGACGTTAGTGCCTAATAAGCTGGAATTTAGACGGAAGAACTGCGCGCCGGGAACGACACCGCGCTCTGTGCTTTGCGGCGTGGCGTAAAACACCTTGCCGTCATAGTTAAATTCGCCGGGTGCTGCTGTACCTAACGTATCAACGTTAAGAACAAAGTTATCTGTACCGCTAATGACTACTGGCATGATCAGCCCTCGTACAAGATGTTGATGGAGCCAGCGGTAAACGTAGCCGCACCGCCAGATGTGGTTATTCTTATTCTGTCAAGAGTGCCCGATAATGTTCTTGAGCCACCGCAAGTCTGCACGCCCGTAAAACTTCCTGGCGCTAAACTTGTGCTGCCACTGGCCGCCCATAATCCTGTCGCAGAATCTACAAGACAAATTGACAAAGTGCCGTTGTATTTTTGGTCGGCGTTACCCACGGCGGCTCCCATACCAAAGCCATTTGTATAAGACGCAACGGTCATTATGTTTCCGGTGTTAGCTACACCGCCAGCAGTGCCTGAATACAACGTACTAGCAAAACTCCCCGCACCAATTTGAATAATAATTGGGCTTGTACTGCTGGTGGTCACGCCAGCTAACATCACGGTAACCCGCCTAACCCACGTTGGCAACCCTGTGAAGTCAACAGAAGTACCACTAGTTGGCGTCACAACGGTGCTTGCTTTTAGCTGGCCATACGCGCCTGTAGACGAGACAGTAAGCTGCGTCGTGCCGTTACTTTGCAGCGCTAAGTCGCCGCTGGTGTCCGCCGTCTGTATAAAGCCGGACGAGGTTGATGCATTAAGAGTCACTGCCATAATTATTGCTCCGCAGGTTGTTCAGGTGCAGGTTCAGCAGGCGGCTGTTCTGCGTTAGCTGCTTCGATCGCCGCAATTTCTTCCGCAGTCAACTCGACTTGAGTCACTCGACCCGTTTGTACGTCAACAATGATTCTGTGCATGATCGTTCCTTACTCGTAGAGGATGTTGATGGTGCCAGCGTCAAAGGTGTTTGTGCCTGTACGGGTTACGCTAACGCGGTCTAACTGCGCCGAAAGTGTTTTATTACCGCCGCCGCCACTAAATGCGGCTGCGTTTGAAAACCCACCTGAAAATGAAGACACCCAAGTGTTGCCTGTTAAGTTAACTATCTGCATAGTTCCAAAAAACACGCCAGATGCGCTGCCTACGGCAATGCCCCACCCTGTCGTAAAATTACCTGCTACGGTTGCAGCACCGGATATAGCGTAACCGTTAGCGCCTAAATAGCCAGTTGTTTCTAGGCCTCCAGAATCACCAATCTGAACAAGAACATTATCCGATCCACTTAAACTAATATCGGAAAATATAAGCGTAATCCGTTTTACCCAAGAAGGTATTCCAGTAAAGTCAGCTGAAGTCGTAAAGTTTGTGACTGCTGTTAAGGCTGTACCCGACACAATCGGAGCTAACGTACCTGTGACATTCACCAACGTCTGTGTCGTACTACCCGCTACCGCAGGGGCTGACACCGTAATCGAGCCGGATGTATCGCCTGATAGAACTAAAGAAGCCATGATTAACCCTTTATCAAATCACAACCCAGCGTGAGCCGGTAGAGACGGTGACCACGACTGGCGCGGTGATCGCGGTCAGCGACACCGACTGCGAGTTATTCACCTCGTACGTACCTTCGCCGCCGGTGCCGGTGCCCAACACCGTGATCGTCGTGTTAGCGCTAATGCCCGAACCCAAGATCACCGAACCCACACCCACAACCCCCGAGGTGACGCTATCAATCGTCAGCGTCGTGCCTGCGATACTACCGGTGCCAACGAAGCCGCCACCCAGCGTAATCGGGCCGGTGGTCATGGCATTCTTGGTCGAGGGGATTGTATAGCTGATCGTGACCACCTGGTCGTTCTCGATGAACACCTCATCAGGCCCACCGCCGGTGGCACCCGCATCGCCGCCTACCTGACCCCAGGCACCATTGATGTAACCCTCGAACAGATCGAGCGTGGTGTTGTAGCGGAACATGCCTTCCGATGGCGAGGCAGGCCGGTCAGTCGTTGCCCCCACGGGCATCTGCACGTAGCCGGTGCCGGAGAAGGTGACATCCAGCGTGGCTGAGAGCGTCGTGAACGCGCCGCTGTTCGGCGCCACGTCGCCAATCGCTGGCGGCGAGCCGAACGACAGGTTGTCCACAGGCACCAGGATGTTGTCGGTGGTGTACTGCTGGACGTCGTTGCTGTCAGTGACTAAGAACTTGTACGCGATGGTCGGCTGCAACCAGATGTTGGCCATGCCGCGCGAATCCAAGATGATCGGGTTGGTGTTAGCAGTCGCACCCGTCTGGCTGGTATAGGTCGCAATCGGCGTGGTCGTGCCGCCTGCGTAGGTGTAGACCTTACCAGCGACGAGCGGGTCGCCGTTAGCGTCGAAGAATTGCTGCTTGGGTGTTGGGGTCAAGGATGCCATTTAATTCCTCAATTCGTTGCGATTCTGGGGCGCCAACATATTCGACACAGACGCAGCACCGGTAAGTTGCGCTCGGTTGACCTTCTGCAGCGCATTGTAAACCCTGCCTCGGTCGCCAAACGGCACTTCGTTTAACATGTCCTCAAAGTTTTTGCCTGACTGAAACCCGCGCTCCAAAATCTGCATGGTTTTGTCATTGATGCGTCCCGACAATTCTTTTAGCACCGCGTTACCGACAGTGGCTTTCAAACCAAAAAAAGGCAGTCTAAGCGTCGGGGTAGTTTCTTTTACAATGTCTTTTAAGTGAGCAGCGCCAGTTTCTGCCCCAGCTTTTATTTTTCTAGCTTGTTCCAGTTCATGCGCAACATTGTCTAGCGCTTGGAACTTGCTGCCCATTTCGCGTTTTAGATCAATACGACCGCTACCAAAAATTTCTTCGACCAAATCGGGTCGCTCACCACGCACCAACGCGACAAATTCATCGGGGCTTTTCTTGTACAAGTCGCGGGCGGCCTGCGCCATCTTGCGCTGGTTGATGACGTCCATGCCGTGCGAGAAGGTATCGAGGTAATCTTTCCAACCGGTGCCACCCGCTTTGATAATCGCATCATCAATCAACGGGCGTACTTCACCCAACAATTTAGATGCGTATTTGGCTGACGTTTTAGGGTCTTTACCTAAACTCTCAACAACTTCAGTAATGGTGCCTTTACGAATTTCGTACAGCGCGCGCGCATCAATAACGCCGCCATTGCGAGCTGTCCATTCTTTAATTTTGTTGGATACCGCAGACAGTACCTGGCGGTTAATGTCCGACACGCCAATCTTAGGGTCGTTTAGTTTAGCGTTGATGTCACGGATGACACCGTCCGTGTCTAGCGGCGACAGCCCTTCCGCTTTTAAGCTATCCGCACGGCGTTGAGCAAAACGAGAACCTTCACCATACAAACGCGATTCTTCGGCAGCGCGGGTAGCTACGCGTTCTGCCGCATCCTCCATTTCGCCGGTAAATTTCAACCTATCCGCACTAACGTTTGGCGATAAATCGGCCTGAGTTTTAGCGGCGTTAAGTCGTTGACGCGCAGCCGTAAACCGGCGCACATCATCTACCTTACTAGCCGCTATCTCCCCCAACGTGGTAGCTTGGCGTTCTAGCCGCTGCTTGTATTTGCCGGTGTTAGCAGCGGCTAATTCAGCCTCACGCATCGGTGTGGTGACGTTCGTCAGCGCATCTTTGGATTTGGCTAGGTTGTTCAGGATTTCCGTGTTGGTCGCACCACCCGCCAAGTTGTCTAGCGTGGACTGGCGCGTCTGTTCGCGCAGTTTGTTTAACTTGGAATAGAAATTGGTGGTGTCCTTGGTGCTGGCTAACTCACCTAACGCATGGATTTGATTGCGGTCAAGATCGGCCAACAGTTCTGCAACTGTCAATCCGGTTTTATCTTGATCTAAAATTGCGCGTATCTTGCTAAGGTCTTCGCCTGCGGCTTTACGTGCAATCGTTGCAGCAGCTTTTTCGGCTTCCGGCACCAATTTGCCGTAGGCGTACTTACCCGCGCCTGCTATGGGCGTTAGTGGGTTAGTGTAGGTAGCCGCCTTAGTTAATGCGCCTGCCGTTGTCGTTGCGCCTGCTTTACCTGCGACTCCGGCGCCGCCGCTAAAAATAGTGGATAGGTCACCCAAAAAGCCTACAGGGTCTTCAGCAACGGTTCGCTTAAGATTTTCGTAGCCGCCATATCTATCCGCCATCAAATCCGCAAACCCGCCGCGAGCTTGTTTTGCTCGTGCCAACGAATCGCCACCATACAGAAAGCTAGGCGTAACCGGCTCCATTACGCCGCCTAAGATGTCACCTAGCGCGGTTACAGTTTGAACAGGGCTGGTGACGGCGGTGACTAAGTTGGATCCAAATTCAACGGCACTTTTTGGCAGGTTGCGCAAAGCTGCGCCTGGCACATCGCTTAACCCATATTTGCGAGGAGCGGGGATTTCGCTAACCGTCATAGACGTTGGCGTAACCGTAACCTCCGGCAACGACTGCGCCTGTTCTAACTCTAACCGGCGCCGAAACTCAAACTCTTCTTGTTCGGTCATGGCCATGGCTATTTAGCCTTTCCTTGGTTAGCTTTCCACTCCTGATACCGACGCTCTTTTTCTGCGTCGGTATACGGCGCTACTGCGTTTGCAGGCGGTTTAGTTGTACCTCGTATTGCGCCAGTCAACTCAGCTTTTTGTTCGTTAAAGCCCGCCATTCGGTTTTGCGTTTCTTCCCGCATGGTGTTAAGCACCGCTTGAACATCCTGCGGTGTTTGTGCTGCGTTCAGCAGCTCTTCCATACGTTTAATTTCAGACACTGCTACCGCTGTGTTGCCCATACTGCCGGACACAATCTTGCCGTATTCGTTTTGTACGGCCTTAATAGCTACAGCCAGCGCAGCCAAATTAGGGTCGCCAGATGAGGCTTTCTTGCCGACGTTAATCCATTTCTGCAACAAAGGCACGCCGGTGTTATCCGTTTTTTTGCTTAGTCGATCAACAATGTCGACGTTCTTGACAAAGTTCTTTTCAAACGCGCCGACCATCGTTTCTTGCTTAGTCAGCTGCGTTAGCGCTGAAGTATTAGCTTTATTGGCAAGCTGAGAGACGCGGTCGGGGTTGATACCTTTTTCTTTAGCTAAAGCCGCCGCGCGGTCTACGATAGCGTCACGATTAGGTCTGCTAACCGATGGCAACGTACCATCAGTTAAGAAACGATCAGCCGCCATGTCCAGCGCATCTTTAGATAACGTCGGGGCGGTAACAACCACCGAAGGTTTCCATTCCGTGTCCTTGCGGATGTCTGCTCTGTACTCTTTAATGCGCTGTATCAGCTTGGGGTTCTTGGGGTCTTGCGCCAACGCGTCTTCCAGCTTGACCAACTCATCCTGCTTACGCGCCAAATCAGACAAGTGTTCCGAAGGGTTAACCAGCTTCGAGATACGCGCGTCGTATTGCGTTAGCCGAGGATCGTTAGCATCTTTAGCCGCAATTTCACCGCGCTCACGCTGCAGCCGCGCTAGGTCGCTTTCGTTTTCGCGTGCCGGTGCACGGAACAATTCTTCGCCGGTAGGCGACACAAGCACACCGCCAGGAGCCACCGATATAGGCTTGTTAGCTTCACGGCGCTCTTTTATCATGTCGAACAACTCTTTTGGGTTGGCCGCCATTGCCTGCATACGCCAGTTTTCTGGGTCGCGGTAAAACTCTTGCGTGTTAGATTCAATCGCGCGCTCAAGCGGCTGAATAGCCTCTAAATACGGTTTTAGGTGAGGGTTGTTATACGCCGCAGTGGTGTACTCAACAACGTCATATTCATTTCGAATGCTGGGTACTAACGTCTTAAACGAGCTAAACGTGTTCGTAAAGTTTTTAAACTTGTTAGCCTCTATTTTTTCTTCCAACTCTGCGCGCTTTTGCCCACGCGTCATTACTTCTTCAAGCAAATCAGGCGCTTCTGCTTGCACCCGATTGAGGTATTCTGGCGACCCAATTTGCAGTTTTGGGTCGGCATGAATGCGCGATAGCGCGTTGCGCTGTTGACTTACGCGCTGCGCGTCCGCCATCTTTATTTGCTGGTCTTGCATCCGCAAGGCATTCAAATTTGACGCTTCTTGCAACCCGCGCAGCTCCATAGCGCGCGCCATAGCGTTCATCGGCGGTTCAATCTGAATGCCTTTGAGCTGCCCTGGGATGGTGTAATCGATAGTCGCCATAACTAACCCGTGTCTTTCTAGTATTTAGAGTAATCGCTAGTAGAGCTGCCAATTTGCATTAAGCGGGGGTCGGGCGCGCCGTAATTCTGTTGCTTCGGAAAAAACCGATCCATCATCTGCTGATTCTGGTAGTAGTTCACGCCTTGGCCTAGCGCGTTAGTCAACGCGTTTGCAGTGTTCACGTAGCCCGACGCGCGGATGTTGCCCATCGCAACAGCGTTTGCCGCTTGTGCTTGCCCTAATTGACCGGCTTGATTAGCAATATTTTGCGAGGTTGTTTGGCCCATGCCTGCCAAACTTTGCAGCGGGTTAAGACGTGCGTTACGTTCAGCTTGATAGCGGTTAAATGCGTTAGTGAATTCATCCGATGCAAGCTCTTGGCCAAAACGCGTAGTGCCCCGTAAAGTAGCGCCGGACTGACCCATACCTCTTGCTAATGCGCTGTTTTCTAGGGCGCGTAGGCCTTCTTTCAACCGAAATCCGTAGCCGGGGTCACGCTGAAATTTCTCCATTGTGAAGGGCTCGTAACGAGACGCCGCCACCAGCTCGGGCAGCGCGTTGACGCCTACTTGACGAAACGGCTCTTGCAGCTCAACCTGCCGATTGAACATACGCTCTTGCGCGGCTGTGCTTTCACGCGTAGCCGCAGCTTGCGCTTTAGATGCTCTGTTGCTGGCGCTTGCGCCAATAGCCGCGCCGCCTACAATTGCTGCTGCTGTCCATCCAGCCATAATACTTCTCCTTCGGTTTCGTTCGTAAGTGCTAGACGTTTGCGGGCGTCACCCAATCCGCACTCCGGCACGACGTAAAGCCGTTCTTCAAGTAAATCTAAATCTTGGCAGTCGTCTGGGTTGTCGTATATATCCACCCAAACCACTTCATCTTCAAACACCCGCCCTGCCCGCTGTTCGCCTGCTTTAGCATCAAACTCGCATGGCGCGTTTAGTATGACGACATCAGTATCAATATTGACCGCAATCTTGCCTTTTTCCAACCGTACGCGGTAGCCTGTCTTATGCGCTGCGCCTGTCAAAACCGTCCACGGCGGCACCGTAATCTTTCGCTCATACACGCCCGGCAAAAATGTGTGTGTCGTTACAATATCTGCTTGCGGCGCCTGCAACAGCTCATCTTGTAGTGCAACAACCTTTTGCCTCATTAACTCCGGCGTAACAAGCTGCGTGCCGTCGGGGTTAAATATCTCAACCGCGTTCACATCACCACCCATCGTGAGCCGCTGGCTACTGTCACCGTCGTGCCGCTCGCCACCGTAACCGGCCCAGCTGACATGCCCGACGTACCTGCTGCAATGGTATAGCTGACATCAATCGTTAGATTATTGACAAATATGCCATTGCCCGCTATGAAATGCTCAGATGTTAATTCACCTGTGCTGGGTTTGTACAGATATTTGGCGTTGCTGGTATAGATGGTCGACAACGCGCCGGAGGTGGCTGCCGCAAAGGTCGGGTAGACATTTGTTGCGGTTGTGGTGTCGTTCGTAATCGTCGCGCCCGAGCCAGTAGCCAACGCCCAGACAGCCGTCGTGCCATTCGAGGTCAGAACGTAGTTGTTCGCCCCAATCGGCAGGCGGGTCGAGCTGTTGGCACCGTTGCCAATGATCAGATCGCCCGTGCTGGTGACTGGCGACAAGGCATTAAAGGCTGCGCTGGCAGTTGTCTGGCCTGTACCGCCGTTAGCAATCGGCAGCGTACCCGTCACTTGGGTAGTCAGGTCAACCCCAGTCAGCGTGCCACCGAGTGTCAGGCTGCCGCTGGATGTCACCGTGCCCGACAGGCTGATGCCGTTGACCGTACCGGTGCCAGAGACGCTGGTCACCGTACCGACGTACTGATCATTGGAGGTGATGGTGAAGTTTGGGTACGTGCCGGTAACGCTGGTCGTACCTGCGCCTGTCAGCGATACGATCTGGTCGGGTGCGGTGTTGGTGACGGTAAAGCTGGGGTATGTGCCTGTCACGCTCATACCCGTGCCAGCCGCTATGGAAACGACTTGGTCTGGTGCGGTATTAGTTACGGTAAAGCTGGGGTAAGTGCCTGACGTGCTAATACCTGTGCCACCAGTAAGTGACACCACTTGATCAGGCGCCGTATTTGTAATGGTAAAGCTAGGGTACGTGCCCGAGGTGCTGATGCCTGTGCCGCCGGTCAGCGACACCACCTGATCTGGCGCCGAATTATCAATCGTGACCGCCACCGAGCCGTCATAGGTTGTACCAACGCTGTACGAAATGCCAGTGCCCGCCGTCAACGCATTGGCTACACTGCCTGCTTGGCCGGTTGTGTTTTGGTTAAGCGTTGGCACGTCGGCAACCTGAATGGCGCTCAAAGCCGCGTTAGTGCCGTTTGAGCGCAGGTAGTAGCCTGACGTTTGCGTGCCTGTTAGCGCGGTAATGGCGGCGGCTGCCGTAGTCTGGCCTGTGCCACCGTTATCGACATCCAGCGTGCCTGCCAGCGTGATGGTGCCTGATGTTGTGACAGGGCCGCCTGAAGTCGTCAGGCCTGTCGTGCCGCCGGAGACATTGACCGAAGTGACCGTGCCAGAACCGCCGCCTGTATTGGCTTTGTTCAGCAGGTTTAGGAAGAACCGGTACCAATCACGCGACACCATCCCCGTCCGGTCGTCGGTGATTGGCGACTGGTTCTTAGGTATCTGCGGTTCGTTATCGGCGTTAGGCATTGGTGCCGGTCAACACTAACTCGGCACCCATGATGGCGATCTTGACGGGGTCGGTGCCGGACACCTCGTACACGCGGTCACGCAACTTGTCGGTCATGCCCAGCCGCCGCCAGAAGGCACGGTAGCCGTAGTTGCCGATCTTGCCCATGCCCGTCCAATGCTCGTTTGACCAGGTGTGGCCACCGTCATCTGACCAGCGCATGATGACCTGCGGGTCGTTGCCTTGGCCGGTGATCAGACCGACACCTGTCTCGCACTCGAGCTGCAGCGTGTGCTGAGCGGTACGCTTTAGGTTGTTCTGGCCGGTGGGCAGTGCCCGCCACGACCGCAGCCACTTCTGTGGCAGGTTGTCGTCAGCAAACACGTCCAAGTCGTACGCGTAAATCTTGCCGTTCTGGAAGTCCCCAACGACGACCTCGTTGTTGTAGAACATCTGGCAGTTGGCACGGTGGCGAATAAAGTCACCGTTGGCAAAGCCTGCACGCTCATGCCATGCGCCGGTAGCTACGTCAAACACCCAAGTGCGTTGGGCGCTTGGAAAGCTCAGCACGTAAAAGGCATGGCCGTCTTGCTGATAGGTAAAACCAATGGCGTCCGAGATGGAGCCGTAGCTCTGGATAGCGAATTCGACCGCATGGGTCGAGACACGCTGGCCTGTATAGCCTTGAGCACGGAACACCACGCCTTGACCACGGGCGTCAGACCCAAGCCAAAACAGCGAGTTGTCCATCTTGGCAACCGAGTAAGTAGCTGCGCAGCCTAGCTCGTTGACGGCACCTTGGATGCGAGCCAACGGGAAGGGTGAGGTGCCTGCGTTGTACCAGACCTCAACCGACTGGGTGCCAAACAGCCACACCTCGCGGTGGTCGACAAACAGCGACACCAAGTTGTCCGGCATACCTTCGGCGCTGGCAAAGCTCAGCGGGTCAAGCTGCGTGCCATCCAGCAGCTCAGACACCCAAAACTTCTGGGAGTTAGGCTCTTGGAAGATAAAGTAGCCATCCAAATAGCCGACTGTTACCGCGCCGGGAAAGTCTACGTCCGTGATCTCGGCGTACTCTTCGGTTGACGCGTCGTAGATAAACCCTTCAGGGTTTGCCGCGATGAAGAGCTGCGTGCCGTTGTCAACCATCGACACAGGCCCAGTGCCCGACACGCCGCCGATCTGGGTAACCGTCCAGTTGGTGTCAACCCGATACAGCCGAGAGCCCGACACCACGTAGCCATAGCCGCCGTACGACCACAGGCCACGGATTGGGCCCGTACCGACGGTGGCCAATCGGCGCAAGCCTGGCGCGCGGTTCAGGTACGCAGGCTCGTTGCCTTCTGGCGACGGGGTAATTTCTGGGTACAGGTTGACCATACGCGCCGCCGCAGCGTTCAAGCTGCGCGCGACGTACGATTGGCCTAAGATGGGCGTCTTCACTCTGCACCTAACTTACGTAAACCTTTGCCAGTAGACCAAAGCCAATCGCCAAACCGGGCGGCTAACTGGGGCGGCAAAAAGATTTCGAGCGCGGGCGAGTACATGCGTTTAGTGCGCGCGTTGAACTCAAACCAGCGAGAACGAAAAGTAACCTCCATCAGAAGTTACCTGCGTAGATGTTGTAACGCTGGTGGGTTGCAACCAGCGAGTACGGCATGGACATCACGTCATCTGGGTTGTTGATGCGCTTCAGATTCCGCTTAGATGTCATTGCGATCCGCGTTACCTGCGGCATGGGCTCAACACCAAACTCGTTGGCAATCTCCATCGCCAAGTTGTACTTAAACGCCCGCAGGTAGCCCGGCGGGAAGGATAATACGGTGTTGAGCGTAGCTGGCTTATCCAGCTGCTGCACCGACACAAAATGCCATTCCAAAAGCCGCGTAGGCTTTGGATAGATGGTCATCGTGATGTTGGGGAACGTATTGTTGACGAACATGACCTGCGGATACGTGCTGGTCACGGTCTTAACCGCAATGCCATCGTACTGCTGCTGGTTGATCAGCTTAATGCCGTACGAGACGTTGGTCTGCGGGTCACGGAAATACGTCGCATCGTCAATCAGAATCGGACGATTGCCGACAAAGTTGCCGGTCGGCCCTAACGTGCGGGTAATCGTATCGGTTGGCCAGTTAAACACCTGATCTTCCGTACAGAAGACGGCCAAACGCTCGGTATTCCACGAATCAATCATCTGATTCATGGCGGTCAGCGCATCTTGCGCTGCTTGCGGGGAAGGCTCTTCACCTTCAGCCAGCTGGCCGATAAGCCGGAGGGCCGCTTTAATCTGGTCGAAGGCGGTTGCCATTCAAGCTCCTTATTCTGCCGCTGCTACCTCTACAGGTGGGCGGCTACGACGACGTTTGGGTTCCAGCTCGTTGACTGGCGCCGCTTCTTCGAGAGCCGAAGGCGTGTCGGGATTATACCGTTCCCATCCGTTTTGTTCATCAAATTCGGCTTCCATCGCCATTGTGGCTACTTTGGATCCGTGAACCGGGTGTCGGAGATAAATTGTCATAGGGTGTATAGGGGCCGAAGCCCCTATTTTTTAAGCAACAACAGCAAATTGCCACTTCGTGCCGTCAGACACAAACAGCTTGCCAGCGCCTGTTGCGTTGCTGGTGGTGCCGATTGAACCTTTAGGTGCGGAAGTAGTGGTGGAGTTAGCGGTAATTGCGGTAGTCAGAAAATACAAGCCAGCGGTTGCATTAGCGACGACTGCACTTGTGGTAGCAGTAGACGTAATGGTCGGGGCAGTAATTGCACCGGTAACCGATACGCTTTCAAACTCTGGATCTGAGTACGCAACACCAACAGCTTTAGTGTTAGGCATGATCTATCCTTTAAATAACGGGGGCCGAAGCCCCCGAGGTTTTAGCCGATGCGGTACAGAGTCCAAGTACCAACGCCGCTCTTGCGAGCACGGAAGATTTGCGCCGTGCCAGCAGTTGCAACAACGGTCATCAGACCAACCAGTGTCCAACCAGTGTTGGTTACCAGTGTGATCACACCTGAGCTGGAGCCGTCAACGTTAACTACCGAGAAGTCAAACGAAACGCCTGGCTTGTCGGAGTTAGGCAGTGCAGCTTCCAGATCAGCTACGGTTGGCAGCGTGTAGCTGGCAGCCGATGCGCCTGGGCTGCCGAGCAGAATGCCGTTAAGCACTTGCGCTGCGGTCAGCGTTGCGGTTGCAGTAGCCGTTGCCGGTACTGGGATAACTTGAAAATTGGTTTCGTTGAGGTTGCCATCACCAATCTGATAGCCGCCTGCGCCGTTAGGAAGAGCCATGATGAATTCCTTTCAAATAGAGTCGTCAATGGGGGCCGAAGCCCCCACCAGTGCTTAGCCCCAGAGGCGGCAAGCCATTTGTGGACGGATGGTGCTGTAGCCGTACAGAACGTCGATACGGCAAGGCAGACGGTCGTTGTTGATGTCGTACTGACGAACAACACGCATCGAAATACCGTTGTGAACTTGGCGAGAAGCCATGTCCACGCCTTGTGGCATCAACAGGTCGGCGGTTGCGAAGGTGATCGCATCCTTGTGATAGACCAAGTTCTGTGGGTAGGCAGTAGCAGCCGAACCCAACATAGTGACTACAGCGCTTGCTGCAGGCAGCGTGGTCACGGTAGCCAGTGCTTGGCTTGCCGAGTACAGCGCTGGGAAGATCGACAGGGTTGCAGTCGACGAACCGGTAGCAGCAGCAGTTACGGTGAACTGTTGCAGCGAACCAGTCGACTCACGGGTTTGTGGGTTGACAGCAAACACGCCAGCGATGGTGAACACGTCGCCAACGTTCCAAGTCTTGCTCGAGCCGGTAAAGCTGATTGGCAGAGTGGACTGACCTTCGGTCGTAACAGTTGAAGTCACGGTGATCGAAGTACCCCAGTCACCGTTGGTGTGCTGCTTGATCGACTGAGACATGTTGACTTCGTCAAAGCCGAGCACGCCCATGCCCATCATGCCGTTCTTGAACTGGCGGCTGATGGTGTCGGTTGGGTTGAACAGACCTTTCATGCCTTCAACCAGACCAGCGTTAGCGGCTGGGTTAACGGTTGCGTAGCGTGGCGCCATCACAGCAGCGTTTTCGTTCAGCTTCTGCTGAGCTTGCAACAGAACGAGCGAAGTTGATGGGGTGGTGCCAGGTGTGCCGACCGAGTTACCGATGTTTTTGTATGCGTTAGCAACGTCAGCATCGATGCTGGAGGCCAGCTGCGAAATACGAGGCTTCAATACACGCTCTGCAAAGTCATCCAACTGCATGGTGAGTTCAGCGGAGGTGAAGTTCACGCCGATGTGCTTCTGCGAAGCAACAGTCAGGGTGGTGAACTGTTCGTTGTCGTCCTGCACTTGCAGAGCGGCACCGTCGGTTACCAACGCGCGATCTGGTAAACGGATACGCAGTGTGGAACCAATTTTTGCGCCTTCAACGGCGAAAGAGTCGTCGTATTGACGGTTAACGTTACGAGTGAGCACCAGGTTGTTCTCGAGGATTTCGAGAGCTTTACGGGTGATCATGTCGATGGTAAGAATCGAGTTTGCCATGATTTATATCCTAAAAAAGTTAGCGATTACGTTGAGCTTCCCACTTCTTCATTTGGCGCTGGCGATCCGCCTCAATCCACTCAGACGTACTCATGTTTTTAATTGCACGAGGGTCAGTCGTATCATAAGACGGCGATCCAGAGCCTCTACCCGATATGGGCGCGATAGGCGGTGGGGCGCTTGTCGTTTTCTTCAAAACCGGCTCAGAAGCAATCTTTGCTTCAATTCGGCCAATTTCTTTAGCCTGTAAGATGGGCGAATTCAGTGCGGCAATACGCGCGGCTTCTTTCGGATTTGAGCCCAAGTAATACGCAATATCAGGGCCAATATCCGACGCTTGAATCGTCTCAGCCATCGCGTTAGAGATTGGCAGCTTTGGGTTGTAGGCGACTTGTTCAAAGTCGTCGTACTTACCTCGCGCCTCTTCTTCCCTATCGTGATACGCCTCAAGCAGATCCATTTTCTGCCGTTCGAGTTCACGCTGAGCCAGCAGCTCTTCAGCTTTGCGCGTTGCTAGTGCATCGGCATACGCATCGACTGAATCAAACTGTTCTGGCGGCGGTAACTCTGCAGGTGCAGGTGCTGTTTGCACTTTGCGACTCTGCTCGCGTTCCCACTTCCTTTGCTCTCTTGCAAGCCTTTTGCCTACGATGGCATCCAATTCTTCTTGTGTGAAGGTCTTGGTCTGCTGCTCGTTTGGCTGGTCATTCTCCGGCGCTAGTGTTTCTTCAGCTACAGGCTCTGCCGTCGGTGCCTGTTCTGGCGCGGGTGAATCCGCTAACTGATTTTGAAGCTCGTCTGACATTGTCGATTCCTAAAGAATCCCTAACGTACCGCGTTAGTTCGGTTTGGGGAGAATTTACTCCCAAATTACTGTTGCAGCAACTGTTCCGCCAATCGCCACATAAATTCCGTCTCGGGCGTACGCCCCGTCAAGCGGCAACATATACGATGTCGCGGCGGCGGGGGTAAACACGCCCAGAATAGTTTTGGTGGTTGTCGCAGCTGCCGAGTCGTAGACCGTGATGGTCGGCGTGCTCGATGCGGCGCTAACGAATATGCCTTTCAGCTTACCGGCCATCGGCTTGATGTTGGTAGACGCGGTGATGTAGGTGTAATTTGCCATGATTAGTTTGTGGTGTTTTTAACCAAAAGAATAATGAACATGCAAGAAACGCCATTGTTAGCCGCGCTGCCTACACCGGTAGCTTCAATATCGGTTTTCTCTTCTATCCGCAACGGGTACTCAAACACATAGTCTGCTACACCGTTGTTGACCGTGGTGACCGCTGCGGTGCGACGGATACCGTCGGTGCCTGCAGTTAACAGCCGCCCGCGAACTTGGGTTGAGCCGGTAACTTGGCCCGCAGAAAACAGCCCTTGCGACAGATAGCCGGTGTAGCCTGCCGGAATCGTGTAATGGCCGGTAACGGTGTTATTAAAGTCGTACTTGATAATGTTGTAGGTGGTTGCCGGTACACCGGAAGTCACCGTGCCGGTGCCAATATAGATGTCACCTGCGGCTGACTCTGTGCTACCTGCGGTCGCTACATAAGCGTAATTGACCCGCAAAAACGACTTCGACGTCAGCACTTCGGTTAACCCGTTTAGCGTCACCGTGTCCGTTATTTCGGCGTAGTTGGCGTCAAGCCCTTGAATGACGATCGTTCTTGCGCCAGTGCCTGCCGAGGTGTCGTTGGCGTTGGTCGAACTTACCTTCATCTGCAACGCAGCGTTTGGGTGCGCGATGATGGACGGCAGCGGCCAGACGGTTACTTCAGTCGTGTCAACATCCGCGTTGTAACCAAACACGGTGACATTACGGTGGTTAGGAATCTCGCTGCGTGAGACTTGTAGCTCAAACGGCTCGTTCTTACCAAATTTTGTCTGAGAAACCGGTGCGGTCATGCCAAGAACCTTAGTTTGTACAGCGTGGACAGGTACAGCCCAACAATTTCATCGATGATGTTTTGCAGCGGGCTGTCCGACTTATCGACCACCTTGTACCGCATCTCTTCAATTTCTTCAAGCTGGTCTTGCAAGAATTCCACAATGTTGCCTGGCTTTTTGGTTGACTGCAGCGAAATAGCGCCGATCAGCCCGTGACGGCCTTGGTAGGCTTCCGCAAACTTGTCCGCCAGATCAACAATCTCGTCGTAAAACGTGTTCAGCGCCATGTGCTTCGAGAAGCTACGGGTGTTCAGATGCACCGAATGAGCCACATCGCGGCCCAAAAACAGGATGCCTACAAAGTTTGCGCAGCTCATAGTCGTGGTTCCTCAGGCGGCATATTCAGCATTTCAGGTGGCATTTCAGCCGATTCTGGGGGCATCATGCCCATTTCCGGCGGCATTTGTTGCATGTCAGGGGGCATCATGCCCATTTCCTCGCCCATCATGGGCATTTCGCCCGGCAGCTCTAGCCCACCTTCGCTCATCGCCAAGTCGCCGGTGCTCATGATGTCGCGCAGGGTCTGCATGACGACGTCCTGCACCTGATCGGGCGACATAGCGGCGCCAACAGCCGACAGGCGCTGTGTTTCGGCCTGATACGCCTTGATCTCGGCTTCGAAGTTCTTGCGCTCCATATCCTGCACCTCGACCGACTGGCCGACGTTTTGCAGCATTTGTTGCATTTGCTGCAGTTCTTGGCCCATCGCTTCCATCTGCTGCTTGGCCATCTGCATCTCGGGCGACTCGTCGCTGCCTTCCATAATCTTCGGATCGATGATCTTGGCAAAGCGTGCTGCCATCTCCTGCGCACCAGGCCAGTCCATGTTCTTGATGAACAAGTCGCCTGCAACCTGCCAGAGTTGCGGGTTGGATTGCAGGATCATGCCCATTGCGTCCAGTGCTTCCTGACGCTTGGTCAGATAGGACGGGCCGGTGGTCACCACCACGTCGTACTTACCGACGCTGGGGTTGTAAATCTTATCGATGACGATGTCGTTCTGGTCACGAATCTCTTTGACCGCTTCTTGCTGCATCGGGTCGAGCTTGACCATCTCGGTGTCACCATCAACACCGATAATGCGAGCAATGCGTTGGGTGTCGTAAATCTTCGGGATCAGGCCAACAATTTGACGGGTAACGTGCCTAATAGCCCGCGCCAGATTGTCCACGTAATGATAAGTGCCAGTATCAGACTGACGCTCGCGCGCCAAAATCGCTTTGCCGGATCGCTCGTTAGACGTTGCGCCCAAGCTCGTATCGTACTGGCCAGTCGTTGACTTGATATCATCAGACGCCCCCATCTTGGCTTGGATCAGCCCTGTCTGCGGCAGCGGCGGTGCGGCGCGCTGCGGTAGCGGCAGCACGGCACCCGAACCATCCGTTACATCAGGGTTGACCTCCAAATACGGCCAGTTCTGCGTGTTGGCCGTCTTCCACTGCATCTCATAGCCTTCAAACTGGCCGCCATACCCAATAAACGGTGCCTTGGGCGCCAAGGCCAGCATTTCAGCTTCTTGGCTTGTCCAGTAGTTGTACATGCGCTGGGCATCCTTGGCGTTACGCACCAGACCCGATATGTACAGCTTACCGTCAACTTCAAATTCGTTACCAATGACACGCACCACCGGAATCCAGTGGCCTGCCCAGTCGTTTGACTCGAGCATCTCGTAGCCGTTGGTCTTGCACCACTTGACCCGTTTGGCATTCACCTCGCGAGTGCGGATAGGCTTGATGCCCATCTGCTTCATCTGCTTGGCCTCGGGCGAACCTTCAAACGCCGTGATGTTGCCGGGGTACAGGTGCAGCGTGGCCTTCTCATACTCGATGTAGTAATACTCAGCAATCCTCACGGTATCCTGGTTGATCCAGACCGAGATCGACTGGTCGCCCACGCCTTGCGCCTGTAGCGTCGAGAGCGGGCTGGCGTCTGGGAACATGCGCTCGTAGTCGGAACGCTGCAAATCTTCGGTGATGAAGCACCATTTAGCATCCGCACCGCATGGGTCTTGAATGGTTGGGTCCATGTAGACCGAAAAGCTGTTGCGGATGCGTGCGATCTTGATGTCTTGATCGAACGTGTCGTCGTCGCAGTATTCCGTCAGGATGCGGATGTACCCTTCGCCGTAGCTGACTTGGTTCTCGCAGGCGGTGTCGTAGGCGACGTCGGCGTCCGAGATGTACTCGATGTGCCTGACCATGCCGTTGTAGATTTCGGCAACTTCAGGGTCGGCGCGGTCGTCAGCGGGTATAACTTTGCCGCTCGGACGGTTTTGTCTTTGGTCATTGGTGACCTGCCGTACGTGCTGGGGCAGCTTGTTGATCGTCAGCGTCGGGCGGGCGTTGATGGTCTGCCCTTGCACGGCGCCACGCGTTGCCAACACGTCCGCTGGCCACTGCCAGTGGTTATCAGGTGATCCTGCATAGAAGCGCAGGTCGTCTAGTTCGTCTTCTCGGCTCTCAGACAGCGCAGAAATGGCCATAGTCAGCCGCTTGCGCATGGTCGACAACACATCCTGTGTGTCTTTCTTCATGTCGTCTGATGGCGGGTTTCCGCCAATATCAGCGACTTTTGCTGCCTTATTTATGCCGGTGTAGTCCATTTATTCGGTGGCCTGTTGAGGTCTTGCGGCGTAATCACGCAAATCCTGCTCCATAATCTGATGCAGGCGTTGTTCAGCAGCTAAGGCTTCCTTAACTGTTTTGTACGTCGGAAATTTTATGCCGGATTTTATGGCAAATCGCATGGCTTGCGGAATATCTCGCACTTGGCCGTGCCAATATGTCGGCAAAATCATGTGCCCGCCGTCCGCGCCAATCACAGACCCTTTAAACGTCGTCATCGACCCGTCAGGGTTGCGAAGCCCTTTACCTTGATACAGGTTCGACCGGTGGTAGTCGATGACTGCTTGTTCGGAGGGCGAAAGTTCCATTTATTTCATCTTTTTGGCGGGTTTTGCCGCTGCCCGCTTGGTTGCGTACGCGATTGCGACTGCCTGTTTGACCGGCTTGCCGCTCTTGACCTCGGTACGGATGTTCTGTTTGAAGGCTTTTTCCGATTTTGACTTCATCAGCGGCATGTTACTTCCCCTTCTTCGCCGTTTTGGCCGATTGCTTGAACGCTTTAGCCGTCGGTGCGCCAGCAGCGCCCGGCTTACGCATCTTTTCGCCGCTTCCGGCCTTGATGCGCTCACGTTTAGCGTGAATGTTTGCGTACAGTCCTGGGCCGCCTGGCTTTTTCATCAGCATTTCCACCTTTTCAATGACGCTTTGGCACGTTCGCCATCTTTTGCCTTCGCCGCTACGGCACCCATGCGGGCACAGAACGACTTCTTTCTGCCTTCATCCGCTTTCGTCTTCGGACTCGGCGCAGGCGGCTTCAAATTCGAGCCCGTCTCGCGGTTGTACTTCTCCCGCCCCTTGGCGGTCAGCCCTGCACCTTTACTGACGGGCAGCTTCTCACCTCGTCCAACGCTTAGCGACACGCCTTTCTTAGCCATTACGCACCCATCCAGCCGGTCGCGGCTGCTACGCGGGGCGTGTAGCCATCACTGCGCCGTGCCGCACGCTCGTAACCCGACTCGCGGCTGGCCACCGGGAACGCGAACGTCACCGCGAGGGCGTCTGCTGCATCCGGCGAGGCGAGGCCGCGTGACTTCATCTCTTTCTTGCCTTCCAAATAGATCGTACCCGACGAGTCGGGCTTCTTCATCGGGCCGGTCAAGTCCGCTTTTAACTGCCGATCATTCGGGATGCTGGCCGTCTTCAGCCACTCCTTCATCGCGCCCCACATCTCGGCGCGCTTGTTACCCCACATGACCGGCTTGCTGGACTTCCAGCCGAAGTTCACTCCCCGCACCTTGTATCGCTGTTCTTTTAACCTGTCAAGTATGCCGTAGCCAAGACCACCTTCGTCGATAATTGTCAGTGCTGGCCGGTACTCTTCAATCGCGTCGATCACCCGTCCGACGGTCGTCATGGTGTCCTCGCCGTGGTAGCGTTTGATCGCTACCAAGTCGCGTCCTTGCCGGACGACGATGACGGTTGCGTCCGCGCCGCCGCGAGCTGGGTCAACGCCGATAACAATTGGCGCCGTTTCGTCCTTGTAGCGTGGCCGACCGGCGGCGTCGTCGATAGCACTCGCACCAATAAACTGATCTTCGCCAGCCGATGGAAATTCACCGTAGACTTCAACCCGAGCCTGCGGCGAATCTTCGCCATACTCCGCAATGATCTGCTCATAGATTTGCTTGTCCGTATCTTCGACTGTGCGTGAGTCGATGTTCTCCGTCTGCCAGAAGTTGCGCTTGGCGTGGAAGCACTCGTAGAAGTAGCCCTGGTTACGCCGCGGGTTGGAGAACGCAAACCAATACCGGTCTAGGATCGGTTCCGTAAAGAAGCCCGCACCCACCGACCAGATGGCGTCGGGGATACCCGAGGCCTCATCGAAGATCAGCATCATGCCGTCGTGGTTGTGCACACCCGCGTAGCTGTCGGGATTCTCTTCCGACCAGAGCTTGCCCTCCGCTGCCCAGTAACGCGTACCCTTCTTCAAGTCGCGCTCGACCAGCTCAGTCAGCCACTTGGCAGGCGTCAGCTTAGTTGCGCTGATCTCCCACCAGTGGTTGTTGATCACCATCGCCTGCCACTTAGTCAGCTCACCCCAGGTGACTGACCGGAGCTGCGCTTCACTGTTGGCGGACACGATGACGCTCGATCCGATGCGGGTGGTCAGCATCCATAAGACGAGCCAGCTGACTAGGGCCGACTTGCCGATACCCCGGCCAGACGCGACCGCTGTGCGCAGGGCGTCCATGTCGACTTGACCTTTGTTGGTCTTGATGTGCGTGGCGATCCTGCGCAGTATCTTGCGCTGCCATGTGCGCGGGCCTTTGAACTTAGCGAGCGGTGTGTTGGGTTGCCCCCACGGGAAGGCGAACAGCACGAACGCCTCGGGATCATCTGCGAGCTGTGGCGCCCACAGCCGGGTCATCAGTAACTGCTCGCCCTCGGCGTCATAAATGGGTTGCTGGGCCATTATTTACCTTGCAGTCGCTTCAAGTCTTGCAGGTGGTCGGAGCCTATAAAGTACACACCTTTAGGCTGCGACAGCAGCCAGCGTTGGCGGTGTTCGTTAGCTTTGTTGGCCATCTGACGTGCGGGCGTGTCGTCAGCATCCCACATCTCTTGCTCACCCCGGTCTAAGAACGCCGCTACGTTTTCTTTTGACGCCGGGCGCTGGGCTTCTTGCAAAAACTCCGGCCCCATGTTTTGCAGAAAAGTCGCCAAGGTTTTGCTGTCAAACTTGCGGTCTTTGAAATACCCAAACTTGTCTTGGTTTTCCAAGATGCTGTCAAATATCGTCTTGTCGCTAGGCAGCACGTCTTTTTGCTTGTTTACGTCCGTGTTGGTAAACAGCGTAAACAGAAATTCTGACGGGTACCCTTTGACTGCTTTAGCGGCTGCGTCGTCCCACGACCCTTTGTACGCTACGCCCGGCAGCTTGTCGCCGCCCGTGCCTTCGTAGTACGCGCCGTGTTGCGCAGCTTCTGCTTTGATGCGAGCAGGCAGTGTCATGGGCTCACCATGCACTTGTCCGACAAAGGTTACGCCAGGGCGCGGCGAAAAGGTTTGTAGCGGCGTGGTGGGTGCGGTGTACGCGTCAGCGCCGACTGCTTGTCGCAGTACGTTAACCGGCGTAGGTGCGAGAGCGTTCTGTGGCATGTTCCAGATACTCCGGTTTCTGTTCCGTGATCAGCCCGTCGATGACGCGGGACTGCGCCTGTTGCAGCGCCTGGGTGATACTGATCTTGTTCGTGACGTCGACGCTGATCTCCTGACGCGCCGTCCAACCGTGGGCGTGCTGCAGGATCGCTAACGCCGCCTTGGCGTCACCATTACGGGCTGCGTCGTGCAGCAGCGCAGACGCCTCCAACTCGCCGTCAGCGCGCCCCTTTTGCTCAGCCATCGTCGCCACCGGATCCATCTCGCAGAGGTGCCGGTACTCCTGCGGCAACATGCCTGCAGCTAACGCCAGTGTGTCGCCCTTCAGTCCGAGCTTAGCTGCGTCGTAGATGGCCTGTAGGCGCGACTCCGTGGCCTCGAGCTTGCGAACCGTCAGCGGTAACGAATGTATGCCCATGGCGGCATGGTAATGGATTTTTTAAAAAAATAAAAAATTTTGTGTAACACCTCCGTGGACGTGACCGCCCGGCCGCGGGCCCCCCACCCCCCATGTTAGTAAGCACTCACTCTTTTTGTTGTCAGCCTAGTAAGTTAGTAAGCACTCACTAACTTTTGCCAGATTAGTAAGCACTAACTAACTTGCCCAGGTTAGTGAGCACTTACTAACCGATGTTAGCGATTGTGGACCATGCAAATTGTCCACACAAATTAGCGCCAGCGCGAACGTAAAAGTGTTATCAAAAAAGAATCGAATCTGTGGATAACTTTTTGCCGGACAAAATGTTGCCAAAAAGCTATGTGGACAATGTGGACAATCGTAGAGGCCGTTTTAAATCGCTGCGCGTGCGAGAGCGTGCGCTCATCCGGACAATCTATTAGCAGTATGATAACATTTTTAAGTTCCTATAGTTCAACAGATTTTATTGTCCACATTGTCCACAAATAGCTAAAACCCGCACTGTCCCTCGAATGTGGCGTGGACAATCGCGCCGATTTTCATAGTCCACACTCTTGTCCACGCTGTCCACAAAAAAGCCGAAAAAAGTGTAAAATAATCCTTGACACTTTTCTTTTCTCTGCTATACTTTGTCTTGCAGCAAAACAATGTAGTGCAAATCAGCTGACTAATTTTTAAGCAAAGGGGTCGAAAATGTACGCACACATATACAAAGCGCCAAAGAAAACCTGGAAATTAATTATTTCCCGCAGCGCTGAAATTACCGCCGAGCACGTAGTGATTGAATATCAGGTAGAAAGCAAAACCGAAGCGAAGCGAATCGCCAAAGCGCACGGCGCCAAACCTTGGAATTACTAAACCAAACCGGCCGGCGCAAGCCGGCCATCATTAGGGAAAAACATCATGAAACAAACAATTTTCGAAATGTTATTAGGTCTTATCGCTTTTCTGTATTTGTGGGCATTTCTTTTTGTTTTGATGTCATTCTAAAAACTTGTTATAGGTGATCCGACCATGCAAAACCCTTTCAAACTGCAGTTAAAACGTGAAAGCCTGGAATACCGGCCGATTCTCGGCGAATCATCCGCCAAAACCGTTAAGGGTGAAAAAATCGGCTACTTAACGGCCATTTGCTACCTGGTACCTGATAAAAAGCTTTGCCCGTTCGCAATACAAGCGGGATGTTTTGACCCTTGCCTAAACTCGGCCGGACGTGGCGCTTTTAACAGTACACAAAAAGCGCGCGCGGCCAAAACCGCATTTTTCAAAGAAAATCAGCGCGCTTTCATGCTCTCGCTTTGCGCTGATATCTGGACGCATCAACGCCGAGCCGAAAAGCTCGGCTTGATACCGCTCGTTCGGCCGAACGGTACAAGCGATATCCCGTTCGAAAACATCCAAATCGACGGCCGGACGATTTTCCAAATCTTTGCGGACGTTCAATTCTACGATTACACCAAGCACCCGAGCCGAAACTTGGCCGGAAAAACGGCCGGTAACTATGATTTAACGTACTCATTCAGCGCGATAACGCCGAAACCAATCAGTATCAAGGGTCTGACGAATCCGGCCAATAAACGGACGGCCGTCGTATTCCAGCGCCAAGCCGATATTCCGGCCGAGTTTCGCGGATGGCCGGTAGTGGACGGTGACGATACAGATGTTCGACATATTGAGCCCGAGCGCGTGGTAGTAGCCTTGTATGCAAAAGGCAAGGCCAAGCGCGATACCGGCGGATTCGTTCAAATCAAGGGAAGGGATTACTAAAATGAAAAACTATTTTTGGTGCGACGGTTCCGGCCGCGTTGAATTCACAATCACGCAAGCGCAAATTGATAACGTATGCCATACCGGCGCGAATGATGCGGCCGTTGCGGCCGAATTAAAACCCGATATCGACCCGGCGCTTTTGAAAAGTATTTTGCGCGAATACGGCGCATGGGATGACGCCGAATTGTCGGATCACGCGGCTAACCTGGATCGGGTTTTCTGGCTCGCTTGCTGGGATTGTTTCGAGGATCCTGAAACTTATCTAGAGGGTTAATTATGAAAACAATTACCGCCAAATATGACGGCTTTTGCGCGGCCACTGGCGCGCGCATATTGCCCGGGGATGTCATCCAGTGGGAGCGCGGCCGCTCGGTGCTATTGGAGCGCAAAGCGGCCCGTATCGACACTATCACGCTAGTGGGTGAACACGGGCCGCGCGATTATTACCGCAACGCGCGCGGCCGCTGCATTGATGCGCCTTGTTGCGGATGTTGCACAATCTAAACTAATGGAGGGTAAACAATGGGTAAATTAAAAGATGCGCTTATCGGTGCTCAAGAAACGGCCGCGCTCAGTGGCGCGAATGAAGCATTACTTTGGCAAGCGCAAGCGGCCCTATCGGCCGCGCTCTATAACCTGGGCGAGCCTGACGAAGGCCTGGCAAGCGCCGAGCACGCGCTGCAGCTGCTGGCCGAAAGATATTCGGAAGTTTCCGACATGGGACCCGGTCATATCGACGGCCGAATATATCAAGCGGTTCGACAATCTAAACAATTTACAGGCGGTTCAATACGCTGGCGCCAGCGCCGAAACGGCCGCGCAATATGACCCAACGATCCCATTATGCGAGGTTTTCAATGATGACTAATACCGCTGCAGCGGCCGGTACCAGCGGCCGCCCCTATCCGCACTATTTGGAGCGCGTCGACGTGCTACTAGACGATACCTGGTGGTCTATTTGGGTCGATTATGAGCCCGCTGATGCCTCTGTAGGGCTACCGGCCACCGCTTGGCTAGTCCATGCGCATGTCGCCGAGCATTACGCCGATATCGCGGACTATTTGAGCGAATCGACGATCAAGCGCTTGGAAACGGAAGCGGCCGATTATCTGTCGGAGGGCCGCTAATGTTTGCGCTCTTAGGATTATTACTTGCGGCCGCACTTGCTATCGTGTTAGGTTTATAGCGCGTCACTCTCCAAGCGCGTTTCACCCTTTGACCCGCCCTCCGGCGGGTTTTTCTTTATTTGACTAAGCGAACAGCGGCCGGAACCGGTACCTGTTCGACCATGCGCCTAAGTTCTGATTTCGGCGTGTCGGCGAGCTCTGGCGCGCAGAATATG